AGTTTCTCTTGCCGCTTCCAACTCTATCGGCATTGGGAGAAACATTATAAGTTCCGGGGATGGTGGTATCTCTCTTGGCGAGGGCGCAAATGTAATTGCCGCTAGTGGGATTGCCATTGGAAGACTGACAAACGTCGATGCGGCTAGGGGCATTGCAATTGGCGATAGCGCCGATGCGGATGGTGCCAACTGCATAGCAATTGGTGGCAATGTCACTGATGACGATTCCGCCGACTGCTCCGCGGCTGACTCCGTTGCCATAGGCCAGCACATCCTAGCCGACGATATTGGTGAGTTTGCCTTTGCATCAGGTGAGTTCTCAGTTCAATCTGACGCTCATAGGTCTTGGTATGTACTTCGCAATCAAACTACGGATGGAACTGAAACAGAGTTGTTCGCTGATGCAAGTTCAGGTGACATATCAATTGGCTCTGACTGTACCGCTGTTGTTGAAGGAACAGTTGTAGCACGACAGTCTAATGCAGACGACCAGGAGGCGGGCTATAAGTTTGTAACGGTGATTGGCAACAACGCTGGTACTACGGCCCTAGTAGGTGTTGCGTCGATCACCACTCTTGCAGAGGACGTTACAGCCTGGGGAATTGCCGTTACGGCAGACAATACCAATGATGGCATCAACATTAAAGTGACAGGCGCGGCCAGTGACTCAATCAATTGGGTTGCCGCTGTCAATGTTACATACACTTGTGGATAATAGGATATCATGAAGGCATTATTTATAACGGCTGCGGCACTCTTATTCAGTGCGGGTGCATATGCAGCGGGTATTACGATTGATACCTCTGCCACAAATACGGACATCAGTGCAGTGACAGGGAGTATCACGATTGATGGGTCTGCGATAGGTGGAGGTGGCGGCGAGGCTGCCTTTACGGCGGAGAGCACTCCTGGCACCACACCTACAGCGACAGGTACAGATGCTATTGGCATCGGTGATGCTGCGGTTGCTGGGGATGACTCCGGTGATGGGGCTGTTGTCGCCATTGGGGCGAGTTCCAGTGCAATTGGCGTATCAAGTGTTGCAATCGGACGGTATACAGATGCCGGTGGGGCAAATTCAATTGCGATTGGTGGCGGGGAATCTGATGGTGACAGCGCTGACGCAACTGGCGCACAGAGCATAGCTATTGGAAATGACGCGAATGCAACAGCCGCACGGACCTTAGCCATAGGTTTTAGTGCAAACGCATCGGTAATAGGGGCTGTTGCAATAGGCGGTCTTGAACCTAGTGCAAACGCATCGTATGCAATTGCAATTGGTAACTACGCCGATGCTACAGGTGCTAACTGCATTGCAATTGGTGGTCATGCCACAGACGCAAGTTCCGCTGATTGTACAGCTAGTGGTTCCATTGCCATTGGAATACTAACAGACAGTATCGGGACTGACAGTGTTGCATTGGGTAATGGCGCACAAGCTGGTGATGCTACGGGGGATAATGCTGTTCTCGCTATCGGGGCTAGTTCTCTGGCGACGGGCCTTGATTCAATAGCAATAGGACAAAATTCCGATGCAACTGGATCAGAAAGTATAGCAATAGGTGGCGACCCGGTAGATGCAGATTCTGCTAATGCCATTGGGAGTAGAAATGTTGCTATCGGGCATAAGTCTGATACTGACGGTACAGGGTCTGTTGCTGTAGGGAACGGAGCGCAGGCCACCACTCATGGTGCTGTTTCAGTTGGGGATAGTGCAAGAGCAACAGCCGAGGATACCATTTCGATAGGACAGGACTCTCAGGCAACCTCTACAGGCAACATTGCAATTGGAGCTAATTCGGCAGCGTACACAGGTACTTATACTGTTGCAATCGGCAAGAATGTTAGCGCTACAGCTAACAACTGTATTGCAATTGGGGGGAACAATGTTACTTCTGATTCTGCCGATTGTACTGCTGCTGATAGCGTTGCCATCGGGCAACATATTCTTGCGGATGATATTGGGGAGTTTGCCTTTGCTAGTGGCGAGTTCGCAGCCCAATCCGACGCCCATCGCTCCTGGTATGTCCTGCGTAATAACACTACTGATGCAACGCAGACCGAGTTGTTTGCAGATGCCAGTGCTGGCGACATATCCGTAGGGTCTGACTGCTCCATGTCTGGGTTTATTCGGATCGTCGCAAGGCGCACCGATGCAGATGGTGAAACAGCGCACTACACAATTGAATGGACGGTAGATAACAACGCAGGAACCACGGCCCTCGTCGGAGCCGTCAGTGTGGTCACGGTTGCCGAGGACACGGCTGCATGGACAGTCACTGCAACGGCTGACAATTCCAACGACGGCATAAATATCTTGGTCACCGGAGAAGCATCAAAGACCATCCGATGGGTTGGTGCTGCCGACGTAACATATGTGTGTGGATAAGAGGATGCCATGAAAACACTAATTGTATTTATTACCGCGCTCCTGTTTAGCGCAACTGCGTATGCGGCGGGACTGACAATTGATAAGTCTGCCACCAACACCGACCTGAGTGCGGTGACGGGAAGCATTACGATTGGTGGGTCTGCTCCTGGCTCGCCTACTAAAGAGATATTTATCCCAGTCACACACAACATAAGCGGAGCAATGACGTTTATAGATAAATATGCTGTCTGTCGAACGGATGCTGCGGGTGAGTTCTGTTCTATGAATTTCTATGTTCCCGACGATTTTTCGTCAATAACAGAGGCAGTTGTTGTAGTGGCTGTGCGTGCAACACAAGCATCAGCCAATTGGGATGTATTTGTTTCTTATGCAGCAGTTGGACAAGCGCATACAACCCATGCAGCGGAAGATAGTTCATCTACATATAACGTGACAGCCATACAGATATTTGAAATAGATATATCAGGTGAGTTAGGTTCTCTGGCTGCAGGTGATTACGTCGGCGTTAGGTTTATGAATAGCACTACTGGTCATGATGCTGATGTTATCGGAGTTAGACTTAAGTACTAAGGATTAGAACTATGAAGACTTTAATAGTGTTACTTGTGTTGTTGGCTGTACCTGCATTAGCGAGTACGGAACAGTTTATGCATAAGGAAATAAATGCAACTCAGTTGTCTGAAACGCTTGTGTCTGCGGGCTACCATTGCATCATTGTCCAAAGTAATCGGGTCATGCAGGGCGGATCGGTGGTTTTAGACCCAGAAACAAACCGTCCCAAAGTCGGGCCGAGGTATATATTGTTGAAATGCAAGGAGCCTATTGATCGTTCATTGGTCAGTGGCATTATTGCTGATCACATTCCTATTATTCCGGCTTTGGTGCCTACGCAAGAAGAAATCCGTAAACAGGAAATCCGAGATGAGGCTAAACTGTTACTCCGTGAGTTGGGGCTGATTGACTAATGGCTTGGTTCATGCACGAAGGTAAATGGTATCGCACCGGCAAAGGTGTCCGGCAGGGTGATATGACGCGGGATGAAGTTGACGCCGCTATGGCCGACACGGAAAGCCTCGGCAACTTCCTCGATGACCTGAGCGGACTGACTGATGAGGAAAAACAGGCCCGCAAGGTTCTAGCCAAAGCTAGGAAGAAGAATAAGTAATGAGCGGCAGGATGTTATGACTAAGATAGAAATAGCAAACCTAGACATCTTTCTTGATGATCAATATTGGTTCCGTAAACTTACGGGAATGTCTAAGTGACAAATAATCAAGTGCTTATGGAAGACATTAGCACCTTCTATGATGATCCTCTTGGTTATGTTATGTATATTTTCCCTTGGGATACAGAGACATCTATTCAGATTGTAGAATTACAAAGTCCTTGGAAAGAACGCTACAATAGTAAGTTTGGCCCAGATATTTGGGCTTGTGAATTTCTAGAACAACTTGGTGAAGAGATTAAGAAGAGGGGATTTGATGGACGTACTGCTGTTGCGCCTATTAAGTTCACTACAAGTAGCGGGCACGGTATTGGTAAGAGTGCGTTAGTTGCTTGGTTAATTAAGTTTATATTAGATACACGCCCATTCTCTAAAGGAGTTGTAACAGCCAATACA